GCAAGATTCGTGGCCTCAGATGATGATGGCTGTAACGGCTACCCTATCCGCAGCTATAAGCGAAGAACGTGAGGAGCACATCGCACGTAACGAAGAAGCAGCGGTGCGCGCTGCCAATGAATTTATGGCGGGTATCTTAAACAAATCATAAAGAATGGTGAGGGCGGCTGTGAGTGTAATCAACAATAAAGCAGACCGCAGGTAGGTGGGTTTAAATTATTACCGCCCTCATAAAAACAATATCATAAACAAGCGAGAGAACAATGTTAAACACACTAAAGATATACGTGCAACACGTATTGGTGGATAAGAAATGCGGATTTGGAGTTGACATAGACCAAGGGGAGCGTGTCTTTATACCGCCCAACCTTGTGAAAAAGTATCGACTTGCCGAAGGTACACTTGCTCAGATGCGAGTGATACCCAACACTTCAAAAATGGTTAACTCAACCAAGTATCAGGTTGTGGGTGTTGTCGCTGAGAGCGTAACACATTCTGTTGATACTTTTGATGATGAAGAAGAAACCCCTCGCGTAGTGGTAGCTAAGATGGAAGATCGTATACTTAGTTTGTTGTCTGAGACAGACAATCAATTCGCACATAGGGCTACTGAGATAGCGTCTAAGCTAGACGCAGATAACGATGAAGTGCAACTAGCGTTGGGTAAACTACATCGTGATGGAGAGATTTGGGAGGCCAAGGTATCACGCCTCGGCACTCAAAAGAAAGCGTCCTACTGTCTGTGGGCGTTGGATGATGACTGGTTTGTACCAGAGTTTGAATAAGGAGAGAACTATGACTAAGCGATATCGCTCTAAGAAAAAGACAAAGGCTTACAAAGCTGCTGCATATATAACTGAGAACCCAACTGCCACAATCAGGTCTGTTATGGTTGCATGTGGAGGTAGCCTTTCATACGTTGAAGGGATACGTAAAAAGTATTTCATAACCCCGTTCACTGAAAGCGAGACAGGCTTTAAGGAATGGGTTTCTTATGGGAAGCACAAAGCCGAAGTAGACGCGGGGGTAGACGGGCCTTGGTATAAGGGTGTTAAGGGTATGACTGAGGACAAGTTTCAGCAAAGGGCGGCAGAGTTTAGGGTTAAGTTTCCTGATCTGATACCCGATATTAAACCTGCTAATTATTTGAAGAAAGTATCACTAGCAGACCCGTTACCCGTACATATAACGGACGAGGTTGATCCTACAAAGATTGGTGACTTTGCCTACAATCTGACTAAGGGCGGCAAGCCCCCCGAAGAAGGTACATACACACGTAGCAGTGTCCTTGATACCGCCAAGCAGTATGTCACCAAAGATCGTGAAGCTACGCATGGCGATATGGAGAATAACTTTGAGGCTATAGCTATGCTGTGGGAGCAGTATTTTAGTTATGAGTGGTCTTTCTCGCCCACCGATGTTGCGATGATGATGGCCCTGTTGAAGATCGCACGGCTCAAGTCCAACAAACATAACCCTGACAACTACATAGACGCCTGTGGGTACATGGCGTGTGCGGGTGAGTTAGCACTAAAGAAAGTAACAAAGAAGTGAACCTTGTTACGTTAGACTTTGAAACCTACTACGCGCAGAACTTTTCTCTGGCGAAGATAACGACAGAGCAATACATACGTGATCGTAGGTTTGAAGTGATTGGGTTGGGGCTGAAACACGGCCCCAATCCGACCGAGTGGGCGCAGGGTGCCGATGATGTAACCGAACTACTGGCATCTGTTGATTGGGGCAACACGCATGTACTGGCTCACAACATGATGTTTGACGGAGCCATCCTGAGCTGGCGTTATAATATCAAACCTAAATTCCTACTCGACACATTGTGTATGGCGAGAGCGTTGCACGGTACAGAGCAAAGCGTGTCTCTAAAAAATGTAGCGGAGCGTTACGGTGTCGGGGAAAAAGGCACCGAAGTTATCATGGCGAAGGACAAACGCCTAGCCGATTTTACCGAAGAAGAACTGACCGCCTACGCAGGGTACTGTAAGAAGGACGTGGACCTGACTTACGCTATTTTTCAGCAGATGAAAGCCAAGTTCCCTGAACAAGAGTTAGATATCATAGACGCAACGCTACGCATGTTTACGGAGCCTAGCTTAGAGTTGGATATGGGCATGCTTGAGATGCACCTAGAGGATGTGCGGGATCGCAAAGACAAGCTGATGGTTGACGCCAACATAACTGACAGAAAAGATTTAATGAGTAATGCCAAGTTCGCGGAGTTGCTGTCTGGGTTAGGGGTTACGCCACCTGTCAAGATCAGCCCCACGACAGAGAAAGAAACATTTGCGTTTGCCAAGTCCGACAAAGAGTTTCAAGAATTACAGGAACATGAAGACGAGCGTGTGCAAACGCTGATAGCAGCTAGGCTCGGTACTAAAAGTACCTTAGAAGAGACACGCACACAGCGGTTTATAGACATATCTAAACGTGGTACTCTTCCGGTCCCCATTAGATATTATGCGGCACACACTGGGCGGTGGGGCGGTGATGATAAGATCAACCTGCAAAACCTGCCGAGCCGTGGGGCTAACGGTAAGAAGCTAAAGAAGAGTATTATACCCCCACAGGGCCACACTATAGTTGAGTGCGATGCGTCTCAGATTGAGGCGCGGGTGTTAGCTTGGTTAGCCGAGGCAGACGAACTAACTCAGGCGTTTTCTGATGGCGAAGATGTTTATGTAAAGATGGCAGCAGCTATATACAAAGTAGCCGAGGCAGACGTTACTGGCGCACAGCGGTTTGTGGGTAAGACTACGATCCTTGGCGCAGGTTACGGCATGGGGGCTAAGAAGTTTAAAACTCAGCTTGCAGGTATGGGCGTCGAGGTTGATCTAGCGGAAGCTAGGCGTGTCATAAACATATACCGTGATACATATTGGAAGATACCTACGCTGTGGGATGAAGCCCAGTATATGTTGAAGCAGCTTGTAGACGGTCATGCGGTTCGCGTGGGTCGTGAAAATGTGCTGCGTATAGACATACCACAGAGCGCAGTAATCCTGCCATCGGGGTTACGCATGTTTTACGAAGACTTGCAGTTAGACCCTGCGCCCAAGGGAGTAGAACCCGAAGATGTTTGGCCCGAATACTCATACAAAACGCGCCGTGGACGTAAGAATATATACGGTGGTAAGGTGGTTGAAAACGTATGTCAGGCATTGGCACGTTGTATCATTGGCGAACAAATGCTACTAATAAATCAGAAGTATAAGTCTGTTATGACTGTGCATGACAGCATAGCTATATGTTGCCCCGATGAGGATGTGGTACAAGCAAGGGCACACGTAGAGCAATGCATGCGTCATGTACCCAGTTGGGCAGCAGGACTACCGCTTGAGTGTGAAAGCGGTATTGGCAAATCGTATGGGGATACCGAATAATGTCTATGAGTTTGGATGATCAGTTATATGAAGCAACATACGCGCGGTTGGGAATAGCTGCGAAACTGTGTGAAGAGTATCGACGAGCCGATGAAGATCGACCTAACGTTGGAATGACCGATGTGTTGTTAGCTATGTTAGGAGCCTCAATAGAAGAAGCCCAAGGGCATTTCATGGAGAGGTTTCCTAAGCGTGACTAAAGTAGCGCCGTGGTCTTTTAGCAAGATCAAAAGTTTTCAGCAGTGTCCGAAACAGTTCTACTATGAGAAGATACTAAAGCAGTATCCGACCAAGGTAAGTCAGGCTATGTTGTATGGCACACACTTCCATACCGCATGTGAGAACTACATAGGTAAAGGTGAACCGCTACCTGAGAAGTACAGCTACATGCAGGGCGCTCTGGATTCGCTTAACGCTATCGAAGGTACGAAAATTGCGGAGCAGCGGCTTGGCCTAACCGAGGATATGCAGCCGTGCAAGTTCGGAGCGAAAGATGTTTGGTTTCGTGGTATCGTAGACTTGGCTATCGTGAATGAGGAAAAGGAAACCGCGTTTATCGTAGATTACAAGACGGGTAAGAACGCGAAGTACGCAGACAAAGGACAACTTGAGTTGATGGCGGTGTCTATATTTCAGCACTACCCACAAGTTCGTACTATAAAAGCAGCACTGATGTTTGTAGTACCCAAAGCGTTAATTAAGGCTGAGTATACGGTAGAGCAAGTTCCTGATTTATGGGTGAAATGGCGCGGTGCTTATGCTAGTATGCAAGCAGCCGCCGATACTGATGTGTGGAACCCACGACCTAGCGGTTTGTGTAGGCAACACTGTCCTGTGTTAGAGTGCGCCCATAACGGAAAGAACTGACATGGTTTATAAGAACACCCCCCGCCCGTACAAACGTGAATACCAACTGCAAAAAGCGCGTGGTGAACATAAAGCACGTATGGAGCGTCAACGCGCACGGCGCAAGATGGATAAGACAGGCAAGGATGCCAACAAGGATGGCAGGGCCGACAAACGTGAGGGCAAGGATGTTTCTCATAAGAAGGCGTTGAGTAAGGGCGGTAAGAATAAGGATGGCGTTTCGGTGCAAAGCCGCAAGCGTAACAGGTCGCACGGTGGTTCGTTAAGTAAGGGCCGCAACAGAAGAACTAAAAACAAAAGATAGCATCAGCTACACGGAGAACAGTATGCAAGTAATAAAGAACAAGGCTCTGCTAGTGTCACTAGCGGACCCCAAACAAGTCACGAGTATTATACCTAAGAGCGAAGCCGTGGGTACTGATGCAGTGGTTGTTAATTGGGGTATTGATGAAGCGCACAAACTGCGTACCTTGCGGATACCCGCACCATCCCCGATAGAAGGACGCTATGCTTGGACAGGGCAACACATCCCTTTCGATCACCAAAAGAAAACCGCAGCGTTCCTAACTATGAACCGCAAGGGGTTTTGTTTTAACGAGCAGGGTACAGGTAAGACCGCCAGTGCTATATGGGCCGCTGATTATCTTATGAAAGCTGGCAAGGTCAAACGCGCTCTAGTTATATGCCCCTTATCTATTATGGATAGCGCATGGCGTAACGACCTATTCACCTTTGCGATGCACCGTACCGTTGACGTGGCGCATGGGGTTAAGAAGAAACGCGCTGCCATAATAGAGCAGGGCGCAGAGTTCGTTATAATCAACTACGATGGTGTAGATATTGTATCTGAGCAGATTAAAAATGGTGGTTTTGACCTTATCATAATTGACGAGGCTACTCACTATAAGAACGCACAGGCGAAGCGGTGGAAGACGTTAAAGAAACTCCTGCGTGATGACACATGGTTGTGGATGATGACGGGTACACCCGCCGCACAATCGCCCTTAGACGCATATGGATTGGCTAAGTTGGTCAACCCGCAGGGCGTACCTAAATTCTTTGGCTCGTTTAAAGATATGGTGATGGACCGCAAGAGCCACTTTAAATTTGAACCCAAGCCAACTGCACCTAAGATCGTACATGCAGTGCTGCAACCTGCGATACGTTACTCTAAAGAAGAGTGTCTGGACTTACCAGACATGGTGTACGTGGACAGGGTTGTACCGTTAAGTGGGCAACAGAAACACTACTACAATCTTTTGAAGAAGCGCATGATTATGGAAGTGGCGGGTGAAGAAGTAACCGCTATCAACGCTGCCGTAAACATGAGCAAGTTATTACAGATATCTGCAGGTGCGGTCTACACTGATGAAAGAGAAACCGTAGAGTTCGATATATCAGACAGATATAAAGTGCTACGTGAGGTCATAGACGAGAGCAGTCAGAAGGTTCTGATATTTGTCCCGTTCAAGCACACGATAGATATACTTACCGATAAGTTACGAGCCGACAAGATAACGTCTGAGGTAATCAGGGGTGATGTACCTGCACATAAGCGCACCGAGATATTTAAGCGGTTTCAAGAGGACACTGATCCACAGGTGTTAGTTATCCAACCACAAGCAGCCGCGCACGGTGTAACACTTACCGCCGCTAATACTGTAGTGTGGTGGGGGCCGACTTCATCATTGGAAACCTACGCGCAAGCCAACGCTAGGGTTCATAGAGCAGGGCAGAAACACAAGTGTACTGTTATATCGCTACAAGGCTCTTACGTTGAAAAGCGTATGTACCGTATGCTTGCAGGTCGCATAGACGCCCATGCAGAAATGGTAAATTTATATCATGAAATACTTGACGATCCTAATTAATACTATTAGATAACAAGTATAGATATAAACGGAGGACTTATGACAGTGGACGTGGAAAAACTGACGCGAGTATATACAAGGATACGCGATAAGCGCGCCGAGATATCCGCTAAGTTTAAAGAAGAAGACAGTGCTCTCGTTGAGCAACAGAACACTGTTAAGCAAGCGTTGTTGGATTACTGTGCCGAAAGTAATATTGACAGCGTTAGAACTGCAGCGGGTTTGTTTTATCGTAGCGTTAAACAGCGTTACTGGACGAGCGATTGGGAGAGCATGCACAAGTTCGTGTTAGAGCATGAGGTTCCCGAGTTGTTTGAAAAGCGTCTTAACCAAACTCACATGAAGCAGTTCTTGGAAGAGAACCCTGACCTTGTACCTATGGGTCTTAATGTGGATGCCGAGTACATCCTAACTGTGAGGAAGAAATGAAGAAGTATGTGAACATATCGGATGTGGCAGAACACTTTTCTGTATCTATATCCACCGTGCGGCATTGGGTTCGGGAAGGTTATATACCTGAGCATACATATGTCAAAATCGAAAACACCCAACGGTTTAAGTTGGACGAAGTAGATAAGGCTCTGTCCGCTTTGGGAGAGGATGACACTCCTAACGATGGTTGAGTTTAGGCGGCTTAGTTATCAGGACGGTATGTTTGTGCGTGTAGGGGACGGAGAACGGGAAGTGGTGGCAAGTGAAATAGATGTAGTGGTAGTCAATGCTGCCAACATATCTCGTTTGTACTACAAGAACGACTATGACCCTGCACATACCACGCTACCTACGTGTTGGTCTTCTACAACACAGGCACCTGACGAGTTAGTTCCTAGCGAAGACAAGCAAGCCACTAGGTGTATGGACTGCACCCAGAACATAAAAGGTTCGGGTTCGGGGTATAGCAGGGCTTGTAGATTTGTGCAGAGGGTAGCAGTAGTGCTTGATGGAGAGTTCGATACGGTGTATCAACTACAGTTACCCGCCACGGCTATCTTCGGTAAGGGTAAGAATAATAATAAGCCGCTACAGGAATACGCTAAGTTTCTGGGTGGTAGGGGAACAAAGACTTCATCTGTGGTGACTACCGTATACCCAGATAATTCCTACGTATATCCCCGCCTATGCTTCAAGCCTTTACGGTCCTTGGTGCCTAGTGAACTACACAGTGTTGCAGAGTTAAAGAACGACCCCGCGACATTGCAAGCTATAGCCCGTTTCGTGGCTGTAAATACTTCCCCGTTCTCAACAGAAGACGGGTTCGACTATAAAAACTCTAAAGGAGAACTACCAAATGGCAAAAGTTGAAAGCCACATTATCCGCAAAGTTGTTGCGAGATACCCCCGTCTAAACAGGACATATCGGTATGACCCTACCGCAGGGGAACGGGGTAAGTCTGTACCCTGTGACCCTACTGCAGATGGCGCAAAGTACGAGTTGCAGTTTGTGATGGATGCTGCACAGGCAAAAGACCTGTATACTGTTATGGCTACAGCCTACAATGCACGGGCAGCATCTGAAAAGAGTTGGCCCAAAAAGTTGGGTAAGGCAACCGAAGTTTTTAAAAAGGACGAGGACGGCAACTACATCGCCAAAGCCGTACTTAAAGGTGCTTACGGTGCTGACGAGACCAAGCCGCCTATGCAGGTTGACTCCAAAAACAACTCGTTACCCAAGGACTTTGAGTTGACTACGGGCAGTACGGTCAACGTGCAGATTTCCTGCGTCCCGTATAGTATGCGGGATCACGGTGTGTCTTTGCGTTTACGTGCTGTGCAGGTACTAGAATTGGCAGAGCGTGACGAATATTCCCCGTTTGGTTCAGAAGAAGGGTTCAGTGTTGAAGAAGCCTCTACCATAATTTCGGGGTTTGAGGTTGATGAAACACCCGCTGCCCCTGCAGTTGTTGATGATGGTTTTCAAGACGAGACACCCAAGGTACGGGCCAATAAGAAGCCCCCTGTTGTCGAAGAAGCCAAGCTGGACAGTCTTGTAAGTGAGTGGGGTGAGTTAGACTAATACCCTACACGGTGCGGTATCGTATAGGGTGCCGCACCGTTAATACTCGGAGGACTAGCAGTGGAACGACTAGAATTTCTAAAAAGTGTTTTAAGCAGTGAAGGGCATTATTGTTTATTTGCAACCAACGGTGAACGTAGAACGCAGAACTTCTATGACACTATTGATGAACTGCATGCAGCGGTAGATGCCTTTGATGCTAAAGACCACGATGTTTATTTTGCGTTAAGCACATTCGTAAACAACACTAATCGTAGGGCCGATAACGCACTACATCTACAATCCTTTTTCGTAGACTTGGATTGTGGCCCTAGCAAAGAATACCCGTCTCAGCAGGATGCGCTATCGGCGTTACAGGCGTTTTGCACTAAGACTAGCATGCCCGAACCTACTAAGGTCAACTCGGGGCGCGGAATCCACGCTTACTGGGTTTTGTCTGCACCAGTACCTGTGGATGATTGGGTTCCTGTGGCAGAACGGTTTAAAGAGTTTTGTGAGGAGAACGGTCTCAAGGCCGATCCTGCAGTTACGGCTGACGCAGCGCGTATTCTACGCATGCCTGACACACGTAACTTTAAGGACACACCGCCATCCCCAGTGGCTTTGATAAGTGCGGAACCAAGTATCGAGCTGGCTGACTTCGTAAGTTTACTGGGAGGCGTTACCCCTGTAAACACAGCCTCTGTTGGCGGTAATGTTGTGTCGGGATTTATAGCGGTCAATGCTGAGAATAGCTTTGGTCGTATTGTAAAGAAGATACAAATAGGTAAGGGATGCGCTCAACTCGCGCATATACTGACAGATCAGGCCAATGTGACCGAACCGTTATGGAGAGCGGGACTGTCTATTGCTAAATTCTGCGAAGACGGAGACAGGGCTGCACAGGTAATGTCTAGGGGCCACCCTGACTATAACTCTGGTGAAACCCATCAGAAAATGTCTTTGGTTAAGGGGCCGTACACTTGTCGTACATTTAACGGTCTTAGACCTGATGTGTGTATGGAGTGTGCTTTATGGGGTAAGATAAAATCCCCCATAGTCTTAGGCAAACAATTTAAAGAAGCGGACGAGGCTGACAACGAAGTTGTTGCACCTAGCGCAAAGCGTCCCGCCAGTGCGCCTAAAATCTACAATATACCGACATACCCGAAGCCTTACTTTCGCGGCGCTAAAGGCGGCGTGTATAAACGCACCAGTAACAGTGACGGTGAGATAGAAGAAGAGTGCATCTACCACAACGATATCTATATCATGCGCCGTATATGGGACACAGAGATAGGCCAAGCACTTGTGTTTAGGCTGCACATGCCCCGAGACGGTGTGCGTGAATGGACGATGCCAATGTCTAGCATCACATCGCGGGATGAATTTAGGAAAGCTATGTCTACGCAGGGTGTGGCTGCGTTTGGCGCAAAACTAGACAAGATACAGGTGTATATAATGGCATGGATTGAGGAACTACAATTTACTCAAGCAGAGGATGAAGCCCATAAACAGTTTGGGTGGGTTGATGATAGCATGACCGCGTTCATCTTAGGGGATCGTGTTATCTACGGTAATGATGAAGACTACAACCCACCATCTACACAGACTGCAAGTATGATAGATTACTTTACCCCCAAGGGTACTGAGCAAGGCTACCTTGATGCAATAGACTTCTACAATCGGGATGGGTTTGAGTTACACCAATTCACAATCGCTGCGTCCTACGCTTCGATACTTATGCCACTAACAGGGATCGGCTCTGCTGGGTTACATATGTACGGAGACACAGGTGTTGGTAAAACTACTATGTTGATGGCAGGGTTATCGGCATGGGGCAACCCCGAAGAACTTTTGCTTGAAGAGCAAGACACATATAATTCTAAGATGCACCGTGGGGAAATATATCACAACCTACCACTTATGATGGACGAACTTACTAATACCAAAGGGGGTAAGCTGTCTGATCTAGCGTACCAATTAACAGGTGGTAAGCAGCGTAATCGCATGTCTCAAGGCGGTAACACCGAGCGACACAGGGGCAAACCGTGGAGCCTACTGGCTATCAGTACAGGTAACACTAGCTTTATAGAAATGATTAGTAGGGTTAAAGGTTTTCCCAAAGCGGAGGCTCAACGCATACTAGAGTTTAGGACTGAAGCGAAGTTCTTTGGTTCTGCTAGTAAAGCGGAGACTGATAAACTGTGGCCCGCTTTAAAAGGCAACTACGGTCATGCAGGAGTACGGTTTGTGCAGTGGGTCATAAACAATCGTGTGGAGTGTGAACGTACTATAAAGCATGTGCAATCGCGTGTAGATGAAAAGGCTGAACTTGGTCCTGAGAACCGATTTTGGTCTGCCGCTGTTACGGCTATTATATCTGCGCTTATGATAGGCAGGAAGGCAGGGGTACTACCTTTTGAGGTAAAGCCTGTATTTACGTTTGCGGTGAATAGGTTGCGGGAGCGTAGAGCCTACGTTGCCGATATGGGTTCCTCTGTAACTGAGACGTTGAACAATTATATATCCGAACATTGGAGCAACATACTCTGGATCAAAAGTACAGATGATGGTCGTGGTGATATAGACAGTAACCCCTTAGATATGTTGGCACTGCCCGAGGTCACACCCCGAGGTAAGTTTGTCGCTAGGTACGAGACTGATGTTAAAAAAGTCTACCTATTACCGAAGCCGCTGAAGACTTGGTGCATAGACCAACAGATAAACTATGAACAGTTGGTTAGAGATTTAACCGAGAAGATGAAAGCTAAGAAAGTGAGTATACGCCTGAGTAAGGGCACACATATGAACCTACCCGTTGCTAGAGTTATATGTGTAGATTTTTCTATTGATGGAGTTCCTGATGGATCAGAAGGTGATGAAGATTGAAGACCTTAATCCTGACGGGATTAGAGTAATTGTAAACTGGGATAAACTTACGGTTAGCGGGTCTGTGTTTATACCCTGTGTGGACACTGAGAAGACTAAAGATCAGGTGTCTACCGTTGCATCGCTACGACAATGGGAAGTTAAACACGAAGTTCGTGTAGAAAACAAAATATTGGGGTTACGTATATGGCGTACCGCATGATATAGGGCAGTTAGGCAATATCCATTTCCACTGCGTGTTGCCTGTTCTCCCTTGAACTGCCCCTGCTTAATTGCAGGGGCTTTTTTAATTTACAGGAGAGGACAACCCACCGTCATATTCACCGGCACTTCTACGCATACTAGGTGAGTACTGCATCCCACCTATCATTTCTCTTGTATTACGATCAAAGTTTTTAGAAGAATTTTTAAACGACTCCGTAGTTATATACAGGTCAATCGCATCTGGCGGTAAGCTGTTGTTATGCTCTATAGATTCTCTGTAGGCTTGGCGAAGACCCTCAACGTCCCCTTCTCTTCGGGCCATGTTGGCCTTACGCAAAATCCTACCCTTGCGATCCGTCATAGCAGAATATTTTTGCCGCTCGTTACGGTTCATATTAAGCTGCTCTATATGCGCGTGACTAGAAAACCCTAGAGCTTGTCCAGCAAGTGTGAACGGACTTGTCGCTGTTATCTCGTCACCACGTAGGGTTAAGTTCCCTTCGGTAGCATAACGCCCAGTTTTCATTATGTTACGCAGTGCTGCAGGTGAAGCGGCTTCAACACCACGCCATACGTTACCTTCTGAGCCAAGCTGCCAGCCCCTACTTAACTGGCTTGTTATACCGATTGCAGGGCCACCTATTTGCTCTATTAGTGTAAATAGAGGGTTTTGATCTTTGTCGATTAGTGGTGGGCGGTACAACATATTGTTGAGTGCGATACGATCACCAATCTCAAGACCTGTCATGTCAACAAGCCCACCATACACAGGGTCTGCCATCCACTTCTTATTCATAACATCCCAGTTATCTTCATCATCGTCTTTAAGGAGCATATCATACATGATACCAAGTTCACCGAACAACGGCATGCCTGATGCACCTGCGATAAGTCCCGTAGTAATAAGAAAGTTTGCCGCCTGTGCGCGCGCTATCTTTCGGGTGTCTAGCGCATCTTGATATGCTTCGTCAGAGGGGTAAGCATCTCTCGACAACACAACCGTAGCATCGTTAAGCATACGCATCATCATGTAGTATTTACTAATTGCAAACCGCTTAAACAGGAACAGAACATTACCCACTGGTCCTTGCGCGTATACAGGACGCCCTGCCGATGCAGTACCTCCGAGGGTAAACTCTACAAACTCAACTGCAGCTTCTGCAGCTTTTTGCTTGTCAGCATCGGTTACTTCTTTTTTGCCACCATTACTCAGCTTATCCATTTCTAACTTGTATGCGGCGACCAGTGATACTTCACGTCCGTAGCGTTCCGAGTGATGGAACATAGCCCCACCCCATTTTTGGGAAGTATCAACAATTTTTTTACCTATGCGAGACGCTCTGTCTGTACCAGTGTCTCCAGTAAATACATCTAATTCTAAAGTTTCCTGTGTTAGAGACTGTCCCATCTGCGCTTGGTTAGTCGCGTACTTAACTAATACCTCTAAATCACGTAATCCTTCTGGGATAGATGACGGGTCACTAAAGTCTAAGTTACCCAACGATATACCAAACGAGCCTAAATCGTATTGCTCTCTTACTTTATTGCCTTTCTCATCGTCCACAATAAGAGTTTTGGAACTGGGGGCCGCGCTTACGGCTTTAACAGCATCTCCAAATGCCTTGGTAGTGTTACTCACACCATACTTACCCGATAGTAACGGCATCACCGACATACCCACATCAAAAAAGGTCAGAGCTGCAGACGAGAAGTTCAGCCCCATAGTCCAGTTAAACCCAAGATTAGTGATGATCTGAGACGCACGGTTTACGTTAGGGCGTTGTGCAAACTCTGCTATCTTCATAAGCCTGTCAGCTATTTCTGCTGTATCGGGATTTTTGGTCAACTCAACTATCTGGTTGACTACTTTTTGTATCTTGGCGCTTGATCTAAGTTGCACGACTTGTCGGTTAAGGTCACGTCCCTTAGTTTCCATCATGTCTATTAGATCAAAATTCTCTAGTGTGTACCCTGTAGGGGTAGTGTCACCCAAGAAACCACGGACACCTTTACGTGTTCTAAACCCCTGCATAAACGAGCGTTCTGGTACAGCATCCAAAGCTAGGTCAAGGATATCACTAATGACCTTATTACCTTTGCCACCTTCCATCTTTTGCACACCCGCAGTCTGCAGGACATTTAGTACGTTGAACACAAATCCAGAGGAAGGCGCTTTACCATAGTTACTGTTTGCTGTAATTTTCTCCATTTCTGGAGCAAACAGGGCATCGTCTGCCATCATAGGATTGGGAGTATATGTACCTGTCTTTTCGTCCAATATACTTGCAAGTCCAGAGTTCTTAATGTCATCTCTAGCCAGCATGGTCTTGTTATAATCCTTGACCTTTTGCACCGCTTCCATCGCCGCTATCTTAGTGGGGAAATATTCCACAAAGCGATCTACCTGTGGCTTGGCATCGGGGTCTTGATCTTGCGGGTCGATGGCTGTGTAGGAAACACGATAACTACCCTTACGCATAAGTGGGAAGTATGGTGTGATTAGTCCACTGTCCTTGAGTAGCAGTTCAGACAACCTATCAAACGCAGTTCGGCGTACTTCCGCATCATCACTGATGCTGTTTATACGATCTCTCAGAGCAGGCTCAATCTCATCATATGTTTCTTTAAAGTAATTACGCATGGTGCGGTACACGCGTTGCCCGTCTTTACCAATACTATCGTAATCTTTTTTAAGAGCGTCATACACTTTTAGACGTTCTTTACCCAATGGTGCTATGACGTTAAGTTTATGGTCAGGGTTTTTTATTTTAAATTCTGCCATGTACTTAGCGCGTAACTCTGGTTTGGAAAAATTGCGCCTTGTTGTCTTTAGGGTTTTAGGGTCTTTAATAGTAAGCCCATAGGCGGTATACATTTCCCGTTTTATAGACGGGTCTATCCTGTTTAACGTAGACATAGGCACTAGCTGCTGCAGGGTCTTGTATTTTTCTACCCCTTCAGCCCTACGAAAATCTTTAATTTGATTTACAATATAGTCCAGTTTAACGGTCTTATCCCGTAATTCAGAACTTTGCTCGTTAATTAGCTTGTTTAGGTCATTACCCACATCACTCTGATGGTTACGTTTTAGTGTGTCTCCGAGCAAGTTCACAGGCATAATACCATATAAGAAACTCTTACCCCCTGTATACGGTTCTGAGTTCTTAGCGTAATCCTGCATAGCCCGTAGTTGTTCAGGTGTAGTGGGCTTGACAGCATTAGTAGCAGAATTAGTTACGTCTACACTCCCTTGAGGATTACTTGCCGCAAGATACATAGCAGGTGCGGCGCGGGTACTTAACTGTGGAGCTAGTATATCGTTAAGTAATAAGTCGGTGCGGTTAAATACCGATTCTGGGGGTCTACGCATGATCCTGTTAAAGAAACGCCGTATTGCAGTTCTAAAGTTTGTGTACGCATTGGTCATGTTAGTGTTAGCTAACTTTAGGTCTGTCATCGGTATACCCGCTAACATAACTTGGAAGTCAGGGTTGCTAAACGCCTCTGCAACAAACTCATCTAGGCTCTTCATAGCATACGAAGGTGGTAACTGTTTCTTAACCGCTTCGTAAATTGTATTAAGCTGTCTTACTTCTGGCAAGCTCATATCTGAAAGGTTAGTCGCTGTAGCCGCGTGTAGCATCTCATGCAGTGTTGCATGTGAGTTCATGCCTATATCACGGTCTAAAGATATGGTGTTGGTGGCGGGGTCAAATACACCTGCAGCAACTTGTCCCTGCGGATTTCTTAGCCCGCCAGATACCAGTTTTACTTGTGTATTGCCCACATACGGAACCAACCTCTCCGCTATTTTACTCACGTTTTTAGAGCGGCCTGTTATGGCTATACTACGCAACGCGCCCACTAAATCGCCGTTCTCTAACATATTACGGGTACTAGGTCGCAGGGGTTCAGCCAACGCACTAATCTCACTACCTAGAAGTTCAAGCTGCTCGTTGATTGCAGGGGGAGTTACAAGGTCGCCTATAACATCACTATCGCCCTGCGCGGCTATGGATACCACACCCGCATCGTCATCAAGTATAGTTTCTACGCCTGCACGTTCTCCCTGCTGTGCGCCTTCTAGTGGTTTGCCTTTTTCATCAAGTTTACGAGGCTTAAACTGTGCTTTAGTTACAGGGGCATCTTGTTCTGTACCCGCAGGTTCAACTTCTAAAGCCTCTTTAAGAGACGCCACTTCTGCTTCTTGTCGTTCCGCAAGCTCTATAGCTACGGCCTCTCTATCCTTAGCAAAAAACTTAGATTTCTTAGTCTTCTTCAAACGCCCCCTCATACCTTCTGGTAATGCAGCACGTCTTTCTAACTCAGCCTCTATCTGTGCTTCAAGAATGTCATCTAATTCACGCTCAGTCATATCCGCAATGGTTTTGTCTTGTGCTACGGCTAACTCGATTTCACTTACAGCTTCGTCTACAGACTGCGTTGATCCTTTCTTAATATCGTTTATCTTTCGTAGCAAATCGGCTGCTAGCGTATCGTCTGTGTATTCTTTCTTCGGTCTATCCCTTAAAGCCTTTCGCATAGCTAACTTGGCAGCTTCCGCTTCGTCCTGCCTAGCTATAGCTTCTAATTCCGCTACCAATGGATTTGGCGCGCCAAGACCCGCTATTAAATCATCAGAGGCTTTACTAGCCGCGTTAGCTAGTCTTGTAGCTGCACTAGCTTCTCGCATGGCTTGTCCAAAGGATGCGGCTCGTAGTTTTGCGGCCCCCTCTTTCATAGCTTTATGACTGTCTTGTACGACAGCGCGAGTTTTGCTCACATGCTCTACACGTCTTGCAGTTAACGCAGCTTTAGTGTCTGGGCCTAAGTTATTCTTTACCCAGTACATAGCTTTGACTGCATTGCTATACGTTAAAGGGCCGTAGAACGCTTCTTCATCAGACTTACTTTCAGCATCCAAGTTAATGTTAAACGCAGGGGCACTAATATCTGTCTCTACCCCTTCCGCGTCTTTAGCGGTGGTCTTATCCTTTGATGCAGTTTGAGTAGCCCCAGTTTTATTACCATCACCATGAGCGCCCTGCATTTCATGAAGCGCATCCACAGGTCTACGGAACCTAAGAAAATAATCTCTAGCCGCCTTAACTCTTGCACGTTCTACTTTATCCTTAATGTCTTTGATGTTTTGGTCAGTCATACGAATAAGTTTAATTATATTTAGTTTATCTTCGTATGTAGTTATATCAGGTTCAAATGCTTCGGACGCAGTAGTAGACTGTCGATTTTCTAAGGCTAGCGCAGCTTTACCGACTAGGCCAAATGTAGCCTTACGATCATTAAACAACCTACTAATGGTATTAGCGGTTGCCACTTCCAGAGCGTCTACTAATTCAGCATCGCGTAATGCGCCACTCAACGCGGCTAGTCTTTGTTCTTTAGATAAACCGCTACCCGTAATAAGGTCTAACTCAGCTTGACTTAGTTTTATTGCCGCACGGTTAGCGGGTAACGTATCGGAAGCTACAAACGGTTTGCTTGCAGGGTTTGTATTAGTGGGATCACCGATTGGTGCACCAAGCGCCCTGTCATAACTCTGCACAAGAGGCGACCCTGTAGCGTCCAGTTGCGAGGGACTATCGACAACCTCTAAATCAGTATCATCCCTAACGCGAGTGGGTGTGATAGGTTCCATCTCGGGTGCAGTAATTGGATTTTCAGGTAGACCTGCAGCGGCCCTAGCTTCCGTATCGCCGTAAGAACCCTGTAATCTTGCGGGTATGTTACCAACCCCATCTTTTAACGTATATAGTATGCGTAGTGCGTCACCTATGGTCTGTGATCCATATGGCCCTCTGGATGTTGGTAAGGCTCTAAGGTGCTTTTCCAATTCAGCAGGCCACTGGATTTTGCCTGTGTAATTGGGTTTACCTTGCAGTTCATAGGGTTTGTCTTCTGCAAATAGAACTGCGGCTTTATCAGCGAACGGCACGTCCTCGACACGTAGTGCATCACTACCTATGTCCTCTTGATACGTAGCGTTTAAGTCTAGCGTGTTTAGGTCCAACCCTTCTAAGTATTCTATTGCCTCATTTGATAGAACACTTGGGTTCTTACCCTGCTCGTCAGTTATAGGCTCTACATTCTCGTATCCTGATGTAGTGGGGGTACTACTTCTAAGTGCTTGTGTGCCAATCACTTGACCATCAGGTCCAAATCCAGTGTTCGCGGGTAGTCCTGTAGGTGTACCCTCTCTAACAGAAGTGCCGTAGGGTGTTAATCTACCGTAATCTCCACCTTCATATGCGTTTTTCTTTATTACGTTTAATCGTTGGTTTAATGCACGATTGTTATCTTGCAGTGCTTTTAACAGTTCCCCTTCGGGGTCTGCTTCGGGGTTATCAAGCAGTGCGTCTATCTTTTCTTGATTAGCTTTAGCCTTTTCAGTAACTGTAGCTATTGCTATTTCATCGTCGGATAAATTTTCGGTCCTATCGGGCAGTTGTGCGCCCTGTTCAGGTTCTGCGTCAGGTTCTGCGTCAGATTTAGCGTCTGTGCCACCATCTAGTTCTGTTGTAGGAGTTATAGTGTCTGGAACTATTGGCGCACCTACAGCAACTGCATCGGGCGTATCCTCTATAATCATAGGTATGTACTGACGTAGACCTCTTTTATCGGCAGGGCCAACTATAGGATTTGTTTCAGCGGCGAGAATACTTATTAGTTTTGCTGCTCGTGACTGAGAAATTTTTAAATCACGTTGTAATGCACTAACTGAAGCCACCTTGCGATCAGTTACTGACTTTCTAGCATCTTCAAGCAGAGCGGCATCATCAGGTTTTGTTATTTTGCGTCTTATCACCGAAGGTTTGTTTGTTTCTGCAGTTCCCGCAGTTTCTACAGTTTCTACAGTTTCTACAGGTTTGCTTACAAGTTTATCTAAAAGTTCTTCTGTAGTAGTATCAACAAGTTCTTTTGCATTAGATACATTGTCAGAGCTAAGTACCTCTGCAAGAGTTGGTAGTGTTGTACGTTTTTCTAACTGCTGTACTATCTTTTGTTTTCTGTCTGCTGTTTTAAGTTTAGCGGCTATCCTATTACCACTACCAGAAATACTAGCTAATCCCGCGCCTGCGCCTGTACCTGTACCTGTACCTGTACCTGTACTCGTTTCTACGCTTGTTGGTCCTGTTATAGCAGCAGCATCGTCTGTCCCAGCTACTCTATCTGCTGCCTCATCTGTTGCGCCCTCTGTTGGTCTGCCGACTTCAAAATCTACACCCTCTTCAGCAGTAACAGTGTTGGTATCACTTACAGGTGGTTCACCACTAATATTTGTTTTTCCTTTACCTGCATCTAATGATGGGGCCGAACCAAATACACTTAACCCTCCACCCATAGTGCCGCCCAGCAGACCTGCAGCAATACCAACTTCTCTGTACTCCGCAAACGCTTCATCATTGTCTATAGGCAGTCCAGCTTGCCAACGTTCTAACGCTTGTTGTCCTATTTCTGTAGGTACTTCTACGGCTGCACCTCGGACTGTACCTTTACCTACCCTAGTAAGCACATTCTTACCGGGAGTAGCTAATCCTCTAAGCAGGAACTTGTCCCCAAGAACATTAAGTAATGATTGGCCTGTAGCCGCTTGAAAAGTTTTTAAACGATCTACCGCGTCTAGTTCACCTGCAGCAACTTGTTGTTCAGCACGTTGTAAGTCACTACCATAAAAGTAAGGCATAGCGGCTGACACACCTGCAACAGTACCTACACCGGGTCCACCAAGTAGCGTACCTATTCCTGTAGCAGCTAGTGGTCCTAACATTTGTGGTGCAGACTGTCCTGCAATTTCGCCTAAATAAGAAAGTGTATCTCCAAAACCACCTTTTCGTGCTGCGTCAAAGTTTTTAGGTGGTGTAGCAGTGCCTGCCCTAGACAATCGTGTTCTATTTGCGGCAGCTTCTTGGCTTGCACCAAAGTCTTCGATAAAGCCTATATCACTCTGAGTACCAATATCACGTATAGTAGTGCCCAAAGCACCCCGCAAACTTGTTAACCCAACGTCAAGGCCACGTCCAAATGCAGTACCATCATCTATTACTTGCTCGCCATATTTGCTTTCATAGCTTTCTTCAAACTGACGTTCTAATATCTGTATTTTGCCTGTAGCATTAGCAATTTCTTGAGGAGTAGGCTCTTCTCCAGCAAAATTTACATCATACGTGCGACCACTAAACTCACCCTTGACTTGCATCATACCCATAGTGTCGCCCTTTATTTCGTACTATCTATTTGCACATTTTCTAATGCAGTTGCTAACGCGTCACTAGAACCTAGATTACCTTTTTTGTATAGCCTCTGTAAATCTGCATTTATAGCTGCGGCCTCGTTAACTTTTTTATCGTAAGCTGCCCTGTCTACGCCTTCTAATTTATTACCTAACGGGTCTTGCATATTAGCAAGTTCCTCAGTTACAAGTTTTAAACGTTCTTGTTGAGTGTTAACCGCTTGAGAAAAAGTAAAACCATTTTTATTGCTTCTATTTGCCGCTGCAATATCTCTACGAGCTTGTAACGTCTGCTGTGCCATATCTAAATCGGCTAATTTACTAAGAATGTTAAGCTCTTCAGCGTCCTGTCCTGCTTGTTGTTTTCTATATGATCCAAAGGCACCCAGACCTGACTCACCTATAGCACTAAGCAGGTTAGGATTACTGCTAGCCATAAGCCGCATACCCATCTCAGCTAGACCCAGCCACTTATCTTGGTCTGCCGACTTCTCACGCTCTGCTAGAATATCCAACAGCTTCTGCTCGTAGGACGATGGAGAGTCACTAGCACGACTAGCCATAGGATTAACATTTTTGTTACTACCATCACCGATAACAGGCATTGGGGTAGAAGGTTTAAATCCTTGTTCAGTCAAAGTCTTTCTTGTAGCATCTGTTAAACCGGGAGTTTCAATCTTTTCAAAAGGTACATTTCCATACGCGTCAGCCGTTTCTTTGGCGTCATCACGTAATTTTTTAGCCTCTGCTGGACCCACAGTCTCGTCTAATTCAGTAGGCTTTTCAACACCGTATGGATATTTACTTGCATCTTCAAAAATGCTTTTTAACATGTCAAAACCGCCAACTACACCATCGACTCCTGTTTCCATAGTTTTGTCAAAAACGCTCGGAAGAGCGCCGACAACTCCATCTTTAAGTATATCACGATAATTATCGCCAGTTTTAACTACCGGATTGCCACTAGCGTCTACATTTGGTCCGGTAGAAGTAACTACAAGTGCAGGTGTATGAACTGCATCAGACTCTGCGGTTTTTCTTGCAGCAAAAGCATCAGTTTTTGCTTTGTCAGCAGCTAAACGTCTTTCAAACTCTGCATCTGCAAGTGCAGGGTTGTCTGCGTTCTCTTTGCGTAGTTCAAACATATACTCACTAAGTAACTCAGGATTACTTTGTATATATTCTAACGATACAGGTGTGTCTAAAATGCTAGGGTTAACACTGGGGCTGTATGCAGCGATACCTGCTCGGGTTTCCCGTGCGTCGGGCTTTTCAAACCTATTTAATCCTTTATAGAAAGTAGGGGTTGTGTATGTGTATTGAGGTTTAAGCCCGTCTTGTCCGAGATAGTACGGGCGAACTTCTCCATCCGCACTACGTACCTCTGACATAAAGTCTTTATACTCACGCAAATACTCACCTGCCTGTTTGTCAGGCCCATCCCCATATCCATAACCCGGAAAGCTACCTGTAAACGCCCGTCTTAATTCTGCGTTTGCGCGTACTTCTGGTAGCATTACTTCATTATATCCGGTAACGCTTCCCTTTCCACCGCGCATATTTTGAAGATATGCTTCGGCTGCGGTACTGCCCATAGCACCAAGTTCTGCCTTACTTAACGGAGGAAATCTATCTACAATAGGTATAGCAGACTCATCAATGCGTTCATTTATATTTTTCGCGTTAATACGGCGTTTACGTTCTATTTCTTCTGCGGCTCTAACGTCCGCAAATCCCGGGTCTCCGGCATCAATACGTATGCTTTCTGGTCTATCAGACACCCGTGTAGCTTTGCGCTGCAGAGCCTCTGTAGGGCTTAACAACGTGCCATCAGTAGGGAATTGCGGGTCTAATCCTTCGTTAGTAACTTCGGGCTGTAGCAGTTTAAGGTTAGGATACCTAGCATCTAAAGCCTTTTCAGCAGCTTGACGATCTACTTCCGCTGCTTGAGAATCTGCAACACTCATAATGCCACGTTTTTGTATTGCAGCTTGACGATCTGCTTCTGCTCTTACAGCCGCTGCTTGCCGACCCGCTTCTACTTGGGCTGCTTCTTGGCGTCTACCTGCACGGTAATCTACACCAGCTTGAACACCACTCATAGCTCCAAGGTAATCCCCTGCTCGTTCTGCTGGACCTTGTAGTACATTGCCATCAGTTCTAGTGTCTTTAATAACAGAAGGTATACCTCTTAATTTTTCGTTAAAACCACCATCATTATATACAGGAGCATCATCTGCATAAATGGGCATTGGTTTTACTTTTGTAGGGCGTACCGTTTCAGTACGGCGTTCAGGAAATAAACTAGGAGAAAATCCTGCCACTGCGTTACGTATATCTCTAGCCGAATTACGTACCTCTGCCTCGTATATTCTGTCTGCCTCTCCGGGAGTATCGACAGTATCAAGGTCCATAAAAGAAGTAGGTTCAGTAGCTACAACAATATCAGCAGCTTTAATTTTAGCTACTGTATCTTTTGCGTTGTTCTGTATTGTTTTTAACATATTAGGCTCGGTTTCATCGACCCTACGCACTAATGTTAAATATCCTGTTTCCGTATTTTTAGAACCGCTAGATTTATACATAGGACTGTTGACTATGTTTTGCCCTTTTTCCGAACCTGCAGGCACAACGAGTTTTTTAGCATTGGCTTGCGCCATTATATCAGGATACTTGTCCGTTAGTTTTTCTAGTGTATCGGCATTAACCGTAACCACTTCTCCAAATTTAGTTATAGGAGGAGTGTTAAGTATTAAAAATCCCGACTCTACTTCACCTGCAGTAGCCATCTTTAAAATACCACCACTAGCCATAGTAGCTATACCTGTATTTTGATTTACGTTAGTCTTGGGGGCCATAGACTGTGCCATGCCACTAGCAACACCTTGAGGCATACCCGCTACGTTAGTCTGTGGTGTTGAAGCTGAAGCCGCGCCTGTTAGTTGTGCAAGAACAGTAGGCTGGCCTAGCCCTTCTTGTCGTGTCTGCTCCATACGCATTTCTTTGCGATTGTTTAACTCAGAAGCAACAGCCCATTGTGGTACTGTAGGGTTAGCTCCCTGCATAAGAGCCATTAGCTGTTGATCTGGTGCGCTACGAAGTGCGTTTTGTATTTCTAACAGGTTCTGCATAATTAACCCCCGTAGGCTTTATAGAGAGATAGTCCCGTAAGCCCTGCACCCGCTAGCTGTTGTAGCGTTCCCG